ATGACATTCCGTCAGTACTAGAATAAATTATTCCATAATTTGTAGGTGCAACTGTTCCGCTAGCTGAGGCTTGCCCTAATCCAACTGCAATAAAACCGGTGAAACCTGCTGTACTTGCATACGTAACACCATTGAATTCATTAGTAAATCCGTTAGTAAATGTAAATGTTTCATCCCATAAATAAGGCACATTATCATTAGGTTGTGTTAGTGAAGTAATAATACTACTTCCAACTGCGACAGTAACTTCAGCAATACTAGAATATGTTACACAATTTAATGTTACACCTGAAGAATCTAACAATATTGGATCATTTGAGTTATATAATGCAGTTGCTGCCCAATTAATACCGTCAACGCTTACTAATATAGGAGTAGCTTTATTATTTGAAGAAAGAATAAATTTACCATTAGTACCACCGGTATAAATTATAGAAGTTATATTGATTGGTGTATTTGATAACTTGTTAATTGTCCAGTTGGATACTGTACTAGTATTGATAGAAGAATAATCACTAGAATTTGATGCTATAAAATACGTAGAACCCTTAAAGGTTATTGATTGTCCATTAAGTCCAGTTGGATAGAATGTTTGATCTGTTAATATTGTGTTTAAAGTATATTCATCTGCTGGAGCAAAAGCATTGCCTAAATAGGTACTATTTGGATATGTTATTCCACTTACTAATTGTGTAAGGTCTTTACCCGGCATGTTAACAGTAGGTTGATAGTAACCTATGATCCTGTCTAATGCATTTAAATGTCGATTGTCTGAAGATAATAATTCCCATTTACCGATGATGAATTCATTATCATTGTTACTAACAACACATTGATATACACGATTATTAAACTTAACTATACTAGGACTGAAATAGAATGGTTCTGGTAGTAATGCATAGTCACCTGATGATGCCATTGTCATTGACCCGGTAGCATTTGTTAATTGTACCAATGAACTTAATAGTGCCGGCAATGTAGATATTCTTACTGTAGTTGAAGTAGGCTTGTCATATATGTAATATGTAAGTCCTAATTCAATATTACCAAATACAGTTCCAGTGAATACCACTGGTTCATTAACATTGAAAATAGTAGAACTAGTAACAGTAATTCTGTCAGATGATGATACTGTTTGTGTTGCAGTAGTAGATGTTATTCCACTATATGCAAAATTTTGTCCACTTACAGGAGCTGTTAGTTCTGGATTAGAGTATACTGCTACTTGATTTGATGATATTACTTCAAGGTAATATTTTTCAACAGTACCTGCAGGTGTACCAACACATATTGCTGAAGTGATACCGCCGATTGTATCAATCGTTAATGCGGTTAGTGTTAAATCATTTGCTGGACTAGTTCCACCAATACTAGAGCCTGCTATAGTTACGGTATTGTCAATTGCGTATCCTTGACCAGCACTAGTGATTACTATTCTATATCCACCTAAGATATAGCTTACATCAAAGTTAGGATCAGTAACAACTTCTTGTACCATTGATACTTGTGATTCTAATACATAATGTGTACCTGAACCAGCAGTAGTAGTCTTAATTGTTGACCCACCTACAACATATACTAAATTAAATGTGTTGCTAACTTTATTGGCAACATAGTAAGTAGTATATACATTGAACGGTGCCGGTAGAGTCCCTGTGCTGCTAAGAACAACTGACGTACCATTTGGGAACGCTGACCCATTTGTTACTGTAATTGTAGCAGCAGATGGAGTTGAACTATCAGTAATAGTAGCAGCTTGTGTAGAATTTAATAAACTAGTACCTACAGTTATATAACCTTCACCACTTAGTGTCATTAATCCACTATCAGTAGTTACATTATATACTGTACCAAACAATTGATCTTCTGATATAGTAAATCTACCTGTATTAGCAGGAGGCGCACTATCAATAGAGTACACGTAATATACTAGATTCAATGATACGCCACCAATCGAAGTGCCACTAAAGTATATTGGCATGCCAACATATAACACACTAGTTAAATTAGGATTTAAACTTAACGGTGCAGTTAACCAATTAGTACCGACTGTGGTAGCTGTTACAGTCAATGCAGTAGTGCCAGTACCTGTAACGGTATATGGTCCACCTGTCGTAGTTAATCCGCCTATGTCTTTTGCTACATTAAACTTAAGACCATTGTATATGTTAGTTAGTCCACCACTAAAAGTAGAGATACAAATTCTGTTTACGGTTGCTAAAGTAGCTGATATGCTTCTAGTTAACAGATTAGAGATAGTACCCGATAATCCACTGTACTGTTGTGAAGTTTGATATAAGGTAAATTGTTGACCTGTAATTTGTCCCGGACTTACTGGTAAATTAACATTCAATGTCATTGAACCAGACCCATTGATTAACGGTACTGCGAGGTCTTGACTGTTAAGCGTACAAGAACCAGTGGTTGTAGTTAGTACTACTGCTTCACCGTTCACAGAAGTTGATATAGAGAATGAAGTTCCGTTAGTAAATTTCTCTCTTACATAATATGTTGTGCCTGCAACTATATTGCCAAATGTAGTACCAGTAAATATGATAGGTTCATTAATAGTCAATCCTTGTGTACTTTCACAAGTAATAGAATTATTGCTACTCGATGTTGCAGTAACGGCAAACATCACCGGTACTTCATTTGTGGCGGACATTGTAAATGTTTGTAAATCTATAACTGTCAACACATAATAAATTTTGTTTTCTATAATATTACCAAATGCTTTATTATTTCCTTGACTATTAGTTACAAAGAATAAAGGCATTGTTGTGTAAAACCCAACAGTTCCATTTTGCCCAGTTGGTGTTAATAAGACTGTTACATTGTTTGTAGTAGCAGTAGTAGCAACTGCATTTCTTAATCCACTATAATTAATAGTAAGTATAGCTTGATTTGTTAGTTGACCAACATATAAAGTTAATCCAGCAGTTACAATAGTAGCTGTATTTTGAGCAAAAACTGCACCCGGATTACCATTAACATCAACAGTATTAGAAATAGTAAAACCAGTATCTTCTAATATTGCAGCGGTACCTGTTCCACTAGCTGTAAATTTTGAAATGATAACATCACCCACTGCATAAGTAATACCCACTGTGTCAGCTACACTATTCCAATTGGTAGTACCTAACACAGTAATTACGTAATTATATCCTATGTCAAGGTTTAAAGAACTTGTACTAGACGCATTTGGCAATTGTACTAACGATTTTACATAATAAGTAGTGCCGTCAACTAGTGTAGTACCAATAGTAGATCCTACAAACTTGACTGGCATACCTACATAGAAACCAACAGTAGAACCAATATCACCTGCTACTGCTGCGCCACCAGAATTAGGATTGATTCTTATTGCATTGCGATATGCAGTAGTAGAATAGCTAGAACCATATGTCTGTACTGTATTTCTAGTTCTAGATGACCAAGTCAATGATTGTTGATTTTCTGCATCTAAAATTTCAAATGTTGCGCCTGCTGCACTAGCCAATATAGAATCGATAGAAGGATATTCTCCATATAATTTTATAGATGACGATGATATTTGATTACTGTTATGTAGATCACCTGCATAGAAAGAACCATATAATCCACCAGGTGACCAATCAATAACTTGAGAATTATATGTGGTTCTATCAAATCTCAAAGTTACTACATTTTCTCTTATTGGCATTGAATTTGTGATACAATATCCAACTGCACCAATACTGAAGTTTTGTGTTCCTGTACCGGTAGTACCAAATACAATTCTATTGTGATTTTGAATTGCTTCTTGATACATTGTGTAAAGAGCAAACACCGGAGATGGTGTAATTTCTAATAAGTTTACATAATAGGCTTGTCCTTCAACTAATCCTTGAATTGTTGTTGAATCAGAACCTACTGTATATATTACTACATCACCAGTTTGTAAATCATGTGCTGTGTTTATGTTAATGGTATTATCTAATACATTAACTTGACTACTATCGATTGATAGTATATAAGCCGGGTCGATAACAATCTTAGGCAATACCGCATAACCAGAACCTGGGTTGATTACTTCAACACCAATGACAGTACCCAAACTCATTATAGCTGCTAATTGAGCAGGAACTCTAGGCTCAGGATATATTGTAGTGTCAATGTACGCAGTTATCTTTGGCGGATTTACATAATTTCTACCTGTATTGAGAATAATCACAGGAGGAATATCCATAAAGATATATTCACCCGGCAAATGAGTAGTTATAGCCGTTCCATTTATCCCTCTTGACAACCCAATTAATTGATTGTTCAGTAAATCTTTTCCACTATACCCTATTTGTTCTTCCCCAATTGTTATAGTCCCGTTAACAGGGAATCCATAAATGTTATCAACATAACAATATACTGTATTCAATGACAGATATGATTCTAGTACACCAATCTGAAAATCTTTTTGTCCAATATACGATTGAGTTTTATCTACAAATATACCGATACTCAATCCGTAATTGTTATACCATTCAGTATATGCATTACTATTCCATATTGAACTTGTAGGTGGATATTGATAAACACTATCTCCACCACTGTAAACTAACTGAGGTGTTACAAATTCACCAATGTTTGCATTCCATTGTGCCGGTAAATCAAAATCAGTTATATCACCTTCGAACACATCGGTACGAGTATACTTGAACAAGAACTCTTTGATTACAACATGGTAAGGTTTGACCTCATTCAAATATCCTTCTAGAAATAACTGATTATCAGAACGGAATACTTCAATTGGTACTAATTCACGAATCGTATGTGAAACATCTAAGAATGAAGTTTTATTTAACCAAGTCAAATAATTTTGACTTTCAATTGTTTCACTTTGAATGTATTCAAATAATAGTATTAAACTCTTGTTTCTAAAAATCAATAACTCATTAGTATATATTTCCTCATTCAATGCGCGGACAATATATCGTGTTTCGGTTGAAGGATATGAATCAAAAGGTGTTGTATCAAAGAAATTATCACCAAACCCTAATCTAGCACTAGGATAATCCCATAACACAGATGAGAATTCTATTGTGCCATTGTCCAACCCAATTCTTGTCCACAATTTGTCTGCACCATATATGTATGTTTCTCCGTTGCCAGAACCATTGGCTATTACTTTTACAATTGTTCCTGCGGAAACTTCTAAAGTAGACAAATCTGCATATAGCGGAACTTGTATTGATGCTTTAGTATTATTATTATAACCAGTTGCCCACCAATTAATATATGACCAATAACCAGTTGTGTCAAATGATTCACCTGTTTCTGTTAAAAACACTGGGTTTCTGATTTCTGCAATCGGGAATTGAGCAAGTACAGTATTGGCATATTGTAGATAATTCTTCAACGCCCCAAATCTATTATAGAAGAAACCTTGTCTTGGTCTAGATAATATACCGGTCTGTACTGCTTTTGGTAATAGCGGGTCAGGTACAACGCCGCCTGCATTGTCAACACCGCACATACTATCTAGCATTCTATTGTACAAACCAATTGGTTGTTCAATGCCTACTGCCCCGTGATATTGATATCCAGCACCAGACCCTGGGGTTCCTGATAAAAAGTCATCAGCATAATTAGCACGAATTAAACTATACTGATTGTGAGGAACATCATCATTAGTTCCTGTCGCATATCCAATATTTAGAACCGTATCATTTGCATTAAAATAAGCAAATGCATTGTATAATGCATAGACACTTGGTAATAATGGTGCAAAATAAGTTATACCGGTTGATTGTGGTTGTATTATATAATATTCTAATACTGTATCTGATAACGTTTTGCCTATTTTTTCAAATATTATATTTGTGTTTCTTGCCCAGAAATAGTAAACAGGGGCAATTAATCCTTCAGCATTAATCACGCCGCCTACTGAATAATTATCTATGTTGTATGGAACGCCCGGACCTGTATATTGTGATGGAGGTACGTTGCTACTAATCCATGAATATACTGCTACATCACTGCCAGGAAACACACGACCCCACCATTGACTGTTGTATGTAACATCATTTTGATGGTAATTCATAAATCTAGTATTAGAAGTATCAAACCATAATTGTCCTACTTTATCACTTGCCCAAATAATACCACCTTGAGTACTAGTAGGACTATTGTATCCTGCAGGATCATTATTTGATGTAACGTCAATATTTTCCGCTACTGCGCCTAATAATTTTCCTTGAAGCGGATCAATATAATCTAGATTTTCTAAGGTGTCATTAGTCAAAGCACTAAACAATTGAATATTAAATATTCCATTAACATCAACAACTGGTGCAGAACTTCTATACACGGCCCAATCTGGAGTGCTACTTTGACTTACATAAGTTATAGCTTGACCATTGTATCCAGTATTAGGAACAAAGTTAGGTGTACCAATTGTTACATGATTGCTATTGAAATCTAATGCAGTACCAAAATTTGGTTGAGTACCATACTCTATATCTAAAGAATTAGTACTTTGTGCATATACAAAATTACCAGGATTGTCTATGTTTTCGTTGTATGCTGACAAATAATCAAACATGTAAACGGCACCGGCATTGTTGAAAATATCTATCCACTGAGTACCGTTGTTGTCAAATACTGTATCATTGTCTAATTCATCGTCAGTAAAATCAAATGTTGTTGCGCTATAACGTGCACCAACAGGAGCACTTGCAATGAATGATCCAGTGTATGATTTGTCAAATTTTACTACTGTGCCAAACTGAGTTCTGCCTGCAGGATGAGGACACATTATCTTCTGAGTTTGACTGTAAATAGTAATACCTATCTCACTTAGCGTAGTAGTATTAACTACTGACAATGACAATTTGTTTCCGGCTATTCCAATAGTACTATCAACTAATGATATTACTAATTTGCCATTAATTGTAGTCGCATAAACATTTGGTATTGAAACGATATTAATACTAGTAGCTGCTGCGGTAGCGTTACCAATTGGTAATACTACAGCAAATCCATTAATCAAAATAGTTCTAGGAGTCGTAATATTACAAGTAGTGTTGCCAACAATCATACCATACTTTTCGCCGGCATTAGTATATCTGTGTACTGCACCCTCATAATTCTGATCACTTAATTCGTACGGTGCACCAATCAATATTTCATTTGCATAACGATTGACATCTACGCTAATACCAAATTCAACACCAACTCTTGGTGTTTCTTCATTGGTTAGTGTTTGTGTTAATACGAAATTACTACCACTGATATTAATTAAATCACCTGCATTTATTGTAGGTAATTGTGAACTATAGACATACAACGAAGAACCAATTATTGCATAGGTGTTATCACTTAATAGTGTCCCATTGACTGAAACAAACAACGGGGTAGTTTGAACAGTAACTGTCATATTACCACTACCTGTTGATAATTGAATGTATGATGCTGCATTGCGAGTTAACGCAATTCTAAATGTTGTGCTAGTTGGTTTATCATAGACATAATAAACCGTATTAGCAGCTATTGCACCTGCTGATATCAACGTACCGGTGAATACGACAGGGTCATTTATGTTAAACCCTGCACTACTGCTTACTGTAATTCTGTCAGTTGTACTATCGGTAGCAGTAGCGGTTTGTGTTACTGTTGTTGGAGTCCATGCTACAGGAATTACTACAGGAATAAAGGCTTGACTACTAGTTCTTGAAACTGTATTCTGAACAGTTCTAGAGAACACATAAGTGTAACCATAATTTTGAGTATTTACATCATAATCTTTATATGGTGTGCCTACTACAACAGTATCGCCATAATAATCAGTTGCGATAGAATATCCAAACGTGTCTCCACTAACAAGACCTGCTACTGTGATTCTAGTAGAATATTCATATAGTTTTGTTAGTGCAGATTTACGATAAACATAAACATAATTGTTATCTATATCAGAAATGTATAACCAATTTTGATCTCCAGACAATGAGGTTGAAGTACCCCAAGTTGTTACTCCTACTGGCGCAGAGATTGTTTGATACAATTGTAAAGTATTTACTAAAGTAGTGTTTATTAATTGATAGATATAAACATTAGGTGAACCGGTTGGTTCTGATATTACAAATAAATCATTAACATATGATATATTAGAACCAAATGATGCTCCGTGTGTTAAAGTTTGAATAGAATTATATGAATTTGTATCAGAATAATATCTATATCTGTTAACTGTTCCGGCACTACTATCACCAATTAAATATCCTAGTGTATCAGTGTATGCAACTGCACTACCAAATGTTTGACTACCTAATTCAGTGATCTCATTACTATATTGATAGTTTAAACTCTTACGATAAACAGCCCAGCTACCATCGTTGTTTGTATCAACCCAAACTTTTAATTTGTTGAATTCATTATCCAATAATGGTAAATTAATAATTTCAGGTGCAGTAGCAACACGTTGATTTTGCATTCTGAAACCAACTCCTTGTCCAGTCAAGCTAGTTATATTAGGGTCTAGTGAAAGATTAATTATAACTCTGTATGGATCAACTACTGCTGCAACGATATAGTAATTGTCTATAGCAACATCAAAGTTAACCACTGCAAAAATTTGATAAGTTGTTAGATTGTGTGCTTGATTAAATCTAATTGTTACTGTACCATTAAGATTATTCTGTGCTGATATTACAGAACCCAAACTTGCAGGAGTATAAACTTTCCAGTCTGACAAATAGTTAGCTAACCAAGCATAATCACGAACATAGAATTCAGTTATTGGTATAGTAGTTCCAACTGAGTTTTGTGCAGTTGACAATCCTGAATAATAATAGCTAGCCATCTTGACATCATCATAATTGACATATCCTGCTGTAGGATATAATTCAGATGGGTATGTATTTGCTATTGTGGGTAGTATATCAACATTGTTTATTGGTCGACCATAGTTGAACACGCTATATATAGGCACTTCTTGTTGTACACCATCTATAGCTACTCCATTTGTCAATCCTACAATGCTAGGATTGCCGGTCAATTCAGTTTGATTCAATTTGAATTGAATAAAGTTGTTATTCAATACTCCACCAAATTCACCTGACTTGATAGCCCAGTTTTCATACAATTCGTAGTCAATTCCACCTTGTGCCAATGTTGCACCTTTGAATGCGCTAGCAGCATTTAACGTACCTTTATCTTTAATCATGTTTTTGTAAACATTGACTTGTGTAATATCAGTCAAGTCAGCTAATGCCATATAGTCTCTAGGACGATATCCAATTAAACTGAAACTCAATAAGTCCGCATCATTTTCTAAATTAGCCCTGTCAACATCATAGTATAATGTGCTTTCATATGAACGAGTTTGGCTGTTGGGTAATAATCCTTTTTGTATTTGGTCGTAGCTTGTCTGCAACCAATCTTGCTCATCAAAAATTTCTTTAGCTTGAACAATGGTTATAGCTGTCCAATATCTATTTTTATATTTTACAATTGAACCTTGAGTGTATTTTACTTCCCTAGTCCACTCTTGTATATTGTCTTGGTTGAGAATGAAACCATATGCATCTACTGTGCCATTCCATTCAGCAGTTTTTGTACCACGAACTATAATGCGATTCTGACGTAACCCAGTAATTAAATTGTAAATCACATCGTTGAATAATGTTAAGTTATTGAATACGATACCATGTTCAATATTACTAATATTAAATTGTCCATATGATATAGTATCTCCTTCATTCAATGCTGTTACACTAAAAGCAGTTCCATCACGAACAACAGACATATCTGTACCTGATATAGGGTAAAGATTTTGATTTAGTATAAAGTTAAACTGTTGTAATGTCAATGGTTGAACAATAGAACTTTCTTTGCTTATTGAAAGTATCTTTGCAGCAGGATTGATAGATGTTATACTACCAATATCCCACCCTGTTTGTGCCCAATATAGAAATTCTGCAATCATTTGATTCCAGTTGATTGGAATACCATTTTCTATCTCATCAAATATAACACCTTTTTGTATCAAGTATTCACCATAGCTTACTAAGAATTGTGATACTTGTTGAACTGTGTAGAATTCAGTTCCATATGGAACCGTAACTGTTCTATCATAAAAATCTGTTGCTACCTTTACTGTAAGAGTATCAACTGTGATAGTCTCAATTGCTGGATTTGGTTTAGGTGCTAATACTTTGAAATAAGCATTAGTCTGACTATTTCCAAATACTTTATATCCACGGTCTGTGACTTGCACTATAACTCCACTATAAACTATTCTATCAAACGGTTGATTTTCGTATAATAGTACTTGATAGCTTTCGTCTGGTATTAATAATGAACTGTTATTACTGTTAGCAGAACCTTTTTCTACATAGAATTTTAATAGATTTTTATCACTGAATCCAGCCAAACGATATACTAAACGTACATCTAAGTTGTCTAACAATGTAGTTATGGTTGTAGTTGCATCTATCCCAACTTGTTTTTCGTAATCAATGATCCAGTTGATATAACTAGTTGCAGGCGTGCCAGAACCATAGATTGGTATATCACTTATGACTAAGTGGTCTCTATTGTTTACTAAGTATTGATTAAATTCAACATTATATTTGTAGTTATCAACATCGACACCTAAGTTAAAGAAGTCTGCCGGTTTAGTTATTGCTAATATACGCATCAAATCAAACGGCCATGAACTGCTTCTACGGTAGCTAAACTCTGCAGGCCCAACATCTCCAACGACCCAATCACGCTGGAATGCATTTTGATCATATGCGCCTACAATAGAAATCAATGGTGAAACTAAATCTCCATTGCTGTCCACTGGAATGATGTTTAATAATTCTGGACGAGCGTACTTAGGTTTTATATAAGAATTACCGTTGTTCCAAACTAATCCTTCACTTAAATCTCCCCAAAGAACTAAGTTGTCGCTAGTGTATGGAGCAGGTCCATATCTAGTTTCCCACCAAGACGGCTTGTTAGATATACCTAACATCTCCCATGGTGTTTGATTCGGGGTTGAAGTATCGTAATAGTATAGATACAATCCTCTGAAGTATCCTTGTTCGATTGGTTGGCGATTTATTTTGTTACCACTGTCAACGTAGTTGTAACTAAACTGATTGTTCTTGTTATAGAATTGTGTCTTGTAATCAATTCTATTTTGTCCTATCCAATTTAAGAAAGATTCACTATATATTTGCAAGAACTCATCGTATGAGTAATCAGTATCTCTAAAGAAGCCTGGAATAATTACTCCTTCATACGAACCAGCTGGAACTGTCTCACTTAATTTTAAATTGTTGTAAACTCGGGTCTCATACTCAAGTAATACTTGATCTCTGAAATCAATTAGTTTGCCGATTGCTGGATCATAATTTCCATATAATTTAGTAAATGATCCGTCATGTCCTACTATGAAATATGTTTCTGGATTATATGCGGTATCTAAAACTACTGCAGGAATAGTCGCTGGAAATAAACCTAATTTAGTAGGAGTATTAGGTGCATAACTACCATATGTTTGATTATATTCATTAACGGTAATTTGATCATTTGGTTGTAAATCAGTAGTAACAGTTAATGTAGTACTAGTAGTACTTATTGTATAGTCTACTCCTTTGATCAACTGTGTTTGTTTTCCGTTACGAGTTAGATATACTAAAACGCTATTGTAATTTGCTGTGGCAAAATTATATATTTTACTTAGTGGATAGATACTAGTATCTAATGAGTTAGCAAAACTATAGGTGTTGGTAATATACGGTGCTTTGGCTGGAAGCATGTCGCTCCAGAAAAAAGGTTGTTCATTGTTACGTGATGCATTCATTTGAATGATTGCATCATCTAACATTTGAGCAGGAGTCAGCATTGTACTGTAGCTAGAATTATTAACTGTATCAATCAATAAATTCTTAAAAGTAATATACTGTCTGCTGTTGTATAACAATGCATCAGTTAAATCATGTTTTTGATTTCGTAAAAATACGCCGGGCAATACAAGTGAAGCACTATTCTGTATTATTCTGTTACCCCAGGGTACTAAATTACCTAAATCACGATAATTGTTAGGTCCAAATACTTTGCCGGTGGTGTTTGGATTATTGTAAAAAATGCTTTGATATTGTCCGCGAATGTCGCCAATATTAGCAGTGGTAATATCTTCATTTAATGGATTATTATTCAAATTATCAGGAATTTGATAATAAGCAGTATTGCTTATTTGGTCACTTAATATTAAAATTTGTACTACAGTTTCTACTGCATCAATAACAGGAATATTAACTATAGTAGTATTATCAGTAGTTGTTACTGTATAGTCAGTATTAGGTATATAATGATTGTTAATGTATACTTGTATTGTAGGCCAATTTGTTTTTGCTGCACTCATTGGGGCAACATCACAAGTAAAAATATACACTGGTGATAATGCAGTCCAATCAAATTCAAATATTTGATATTGTGCGCTAGGAGATACCGCAGTTTGCCAGCCTAATTGTCTTACGTAATTAGTACGTGTATCGTAATTATAAACATACCCAGTGTTAACATTTTGTGTTATCGCTGTTGACCCGTTTACATAGTTAAAGGTATCTAAATTTAAAGATACATCAAAACTAATATCTCCAATATTATTTACTGAACTATAGCGAATAGGAAAACCTAAATAAATGTCATCAGTACCAGTACCTATTCCATATCTAAACAATGTTGTACCGGTAAATGATGTACTAGTGTATACTAAAGGATCACCAAAACTAACACCATTTTCATCAAATATATCAAATTTTGGAGGTTGATTCAATGTGATCTTTTGTTGTCCAGCATACCAATATGCACCATCAAAGTAGAAATCTTTACCTATATTATTATATCCGCGATATACAGCAGTTTGTTCATCTGGTAGTACCAAACCATCTTCAGCTTCAAACAAAGTAATCAATGGTGTACCATTATAAGTAGTAGTTGAAAATCTTGCTATATAAATTTTATTTCGTATATTTGTCGTAGTGTCAGCCGAGAATACAATTCTTGCACCGTCAAAAAGTGCGTAGTTATCTAATGGAGTATCTCCTGTAACAACAGATGCAACAGAAGTCCCATTGACTATTGATTGATTGTACCAAGTAACTGTTATAATTGTATTTGAACCTGCAACAGAAACATTACTAATTAAAGTAACAGAAGGTAATAATTCGGTGGTATCTGTTATATATTGATTAACTTCAAATAACCCAGATACTCCGCTAGTAGGAACTGTTATGGTAGTAGAATATGGATATATAGAGGTAGTCATTGTGCCACTGCCAGTGGTTAGAACAAACGCTGATCCACCTTTGATACTAGATATAGTTATTAGATTACCATTGATAGTAGTTATATAATAAGTAGTTCCGGATATTATACCACCAAATACAGTACCGCCAAAACTTATAGTATCGTTAATATGCAAGGTAGCTGTGCTACTCAACAAAATCTGATTAGTAACTGCATAAGTTGTAGTTGCTGTTCTATTAGTAATTGCTCCAGTCACTGGTGCTATTACTGCATTATATGTTGTCCAACCTGCTACATCTGGATAGTATCCAGTTTGTCCTGCTACATATGTAAGTGCGTCAGTTGTTCTAGTATCAAAAAAGTCTACTGGGCTTTTTCCTACTGAACCAGAATCAAATAATTTTAAGTTTGGATAAAATTCAATAATAGGTCGTTTTGCTTTATTAGAGTCAGTAGTAAATTCTGTTATTAATGCTGGATTATTATTATACGCGGCAGTAGCATTGATAACATCGATATGAAACCAACGATTACTTCTTGACCAAGCATTTCTATTAATTGCATTTCTAGCAATAGTTATGTAATCTGAATTTACAGGCACGTATAGACTAGAATCATAATTTCCAACATCCCATGCTGTTGTGTCCCATGGAGTATATTCACCTGATGCAAATAGTCCCGGTGATACTAAATTGGTCACATTTAGTAACTCTATATTAGTACCAACCCCTTCTACGTAGTATTCAACATTTTTATAAGTATCAGGAAATATATTTCCTTGAAATATAACTTTCAGTCCATTAGTAAATACTACTCCATTAGGTGAAGTATATTGCTTTTTACCTAGTATATCTGTGATAACATTAATTTGATTTGTACTATTATTTTCAACTAGTTTAATAATGCCTACTCTGGTAGAAATAGTATCATCTTGATAATACAATGTATCTAATATTGGACTATTATATGGTTCTAATTGTATGTAACCTGTATTATTTCTATAGAAAAGTCTATTGATCCACTCAACCCCATATAAAGCAGTTATTTTTTGCTCATTTGGAATAGCATCGCCTAAAGTCAATGCTATAACAGGGTTATTAGCTGCGCCGGTTAATGCAATTTGGTAAAAATTAGTCTCGGTACCTAAATCATTTTCACCAGTGTTATAAAACATTAGTGTCAATCCATCCAATGCGGTAATTCCATCGATGCCACCTATGTCATTTACGTAAGCGCCGTTGACTTGACTATACGGAAGTGTAGAAACAACACCTACTGTATTTTCACCAGGAAAAATATAATCAGCTAATGCATTTTTTTGTGGTACATTAAATGTAATAGTACCGTCTGATGCACCATTATTAGTAACTCCATATACATCACGGGTTTGTAAATTAGTTTGAGTTGGACTAAATCCTGTGATACCTGGTGCACCTTGTATCCAAAATTTAGTATTTTGATTTACAATAAATTTATAAGTTCCGCCGCGAATTAATGTTAATGTTGGGTTAGCTTCAGCATCAGCTAATGATTCAGATGTTATTAAGTAATCAGCAGGTTGTGATTCAACTACATAAGTAGCTTCAGTATAAACTGCACTAGGTTGTACTGTAACACGTTCAGGTCCTGTTGGCAACCAGTAATACTGATTATAGTTTATTATTTTATCTAAATTAGTAAAAGAATCCCAAGAATAAATTTGACTACTAAACAATCTACTATTGTTATCTGTTATGCCACCTCTGAGATTCAATGCATCTATAATACCAGGATAGCTAATAAAATCTTTTGCAGTAGTATCGTTTTCTTTTAAGAAAACAACTCCTGGATCTAATTGATAATCAGTTCTTATTTTAGTAGGTTCAGTTACATAATAATCATTGGCATTTATTCCATAACCAAATCTACTACCAATATAACCTTGAATTTTTTCAGTATTAGGTTGAGCAACTAGCTGGTCCAATGTTGCTGCCAAAAACTGAGCATTGGTTGTGGTTTTAAATATCTCTGGTAGAAAATCTAGTGTTCTAATTCTTGTTGCCATTTTAAAAATCTTTTAGTTATATATTACTTATGCTATCTGTAATTCGGCGGGTGTGAGGGCCGCAATAACAAGTACATCATTTGAAGTTGCTGCGTTTACAAAAATTTCGTAAGGTAAACATTTAATCTCATATAAATCTCCAAATTTCATTGTTGGGTCATTGGGTACTAGTACACATGAACTAACATACTCCCCAATTTGATTGTGTATGTATGCGCTTAATTCACTAAAGTAAAAAGTATCTCCAAAGTCCCAATTGTTAATATTGAAATAATTATTCATAGCAGTCAATGTTGCGCTACGAATTTCACTATCACTGGCATTTGTTGCAGAATTTTTAATTACTTTAATTGTTCCTCTTAGTGCAGCAGCAGCTTTAGCACCAAACAATGGTTTAAACACTACGCTGTTTAGTATAGCACTATCAGTTAACATCTTATAATCTTGAACCTTACTATATTCAGTAGTCAAATCGTTGATTGTTGGTCTAGTTGGCATTGGTACTGTGCCAGTAGTATCTTGTATCCAATTTTGATATTCTGTATAGTAGGCTTGTGTAACTACATACAGGTCAATAATATTAGTTGTAGCAGGATCAATGCGTGTGGTATTATTACTGTTGTGACGATATTGAAACTGTAGTCCTTGACGACCTGGTTTCATACTATACTGCGGTTGTTTAACTAAGGTATAATATGGAGTAGTGATGGTTGGGTCTTGAACTGTTATATAAAATATATTATCTGTGTATGCATAAAATAGTTGTCCTTCTGGATAATCATATTTTACAACATCTACATCTGTAGCAGTTGCATATTGATATGCAACCATACTAGTTGAAATTAATTCAGTTCTAGTTAAGTTGATAGCATCTTGTATTTCTTCAAAGAAAGCATATATTCCTATATTAGTATTTCCGGTAACATAACCAGTGATGTCATAAAAGAAATCTGGATTATCTACCACTGTTCTATTATTAACATCGATACTAGCAACTTGTACTTCAAAATCATTTATATAACCATCACTTTCAACTGTTTGTCCAATAATACTGCTGGTAACTGCTTTAGCTAATGGATAATTACTATTTGGTTGTGTATTCGTAGGAAGTACACTTATAAAATCTTGTAGTATTATTCCAGAAAAAGGATCATATACTAGTTTACCGGCTTCATAAGTAAATCTAGTATCAGCTACACTACCAAAATAATAATTCAATGATTTATAGCTTACTGTATATCTATTGTACCCAGTGCTAGTAAATTTAACAAAGTAGCCAGGTTGTGACGTAGGATCAACACTCCATCTGTCTTGTACAATAGTTAATGCATTGTTAAAAACTAATGTAAAATTTTGTTGTAATTCTAATCTGATGATACATTCATTAGATACTGTATTAGGTAAAGTATTTTGAAACGCAGGTATTACTGTGGTAATAATTGCACCTTGTGGCACATATTTGTTTAATGTCACTGGCCCAGTTCCATTAGCAAATTGTCCTAATCCATTGTTATACCCATCGCCAATAACATTCAATACAGTTGTCCAAATAGATGTTATGTTTGAAGGACCGGCAACACCATATACCAATCTATTATTACTATCAAAATAATAGCTGTCCGGCGCTATGAATTTTATCAATGCACCTTTAGTCAAATACTTTAAGTTGTAAGTTGAATATGTACCAATTGGCACTGGAGTATCATTGCCGTTGAGCAATTCATAAAAATAACCAGAAGTGCTATTAGCATCTACTGTGCTAGTATGCCAATATACTAAATTATCATCTGAACTGATAGTTGTATTATATCTTGGATAATTCTGAACATAATATTGTAATGATTTGTTATCACCTAATATGTTTGCTAATGTATCGTTCAAGAAAGTTTGTATATCACTAAGATTAGTAATGTTCAATAATGCATATCCATCAGTATCATCTAACCAAACTCCACCGTCATTTGAATAACTGTTACTGCTACTATACTTGCCAGTTGGGTCAAGTAAATCTAAGTTCTTGCTTACACCAACACTGCTGCGATTGATAGCCTTGCTCTTGATGATTGAACTATACAATGTATATGGGAAGTTATTGTAATCTTCACCATTGACCATACGATTCTGTGTATAGTAACGACTTGGCGCACGTTGTTTAATGTCAGCTAATGTTTCTCTAGCTTGTGCGTTAGTCACCGGAGTTTGTAAACTCAATCCAATGGTCAATGTTTCTACGCGCCCAACTCTGCTGACATAGTTCATGGTAACAGTAAGATTTTGTATCTGTGTAGGTTGTATAGTATAAGTCAATGCATTACCAGCACGAACATATGCTCTAAAGTTACCGACTGGTATTTCACTGAATACACCGTCACCAAATACATAACTTACTTGGTCGTTGAATCGACTGTTTACAGAATATATTTTTCTAACACTATTTTGTGTTTGTAGGTACGCATTTGCATAGATGTTATCTACTTTGATCCATAACCCATAAGTACCATTAGTTTGGCTTATTTGATATAACCATGTGTCAGTATTGTTAACACCTTGTATCGCACCAATGTCAAGCACTTGGTTAGCAATCTGATTCTGATAATTAAAATCAAAGTTTTGTAATGTACCTTGCTTGAAGTAGAAAAAGAATCCTGTGTTTGGGCTGCCGTATCCTAACTTGTCGTTACGGTACAACATGTTGAATTGGTTGGTAGGTGCAGGTGGAATTTCATATACATAATCTTCACCTACTGTGCTGACGCTACATAATTCAAAATTCATATTCATACCATTTACAGTGGTTGAGAATGGTACTACTGGGCTTGTTCCCGCCGGTATCTGTAATGTATATTCATCGGTCTTTACTCCAAGAATCTGTGCTGAATTAGCTGGTAATCCAACACGCTGAGTATTGATTAATGTAGCATTAATAACGGTATTGTATTGTTCTAGCCAATTTGGATTTGCAGGATCATTCCATAATATAGGAATATTACTTAAATTAAAACCATTCAAATCAGTAATATTTTGAGTAGTACGGATGCTTGTTACTTTTAAATAACCTTCTGCTGTCAAGTTTCTTTTAGGAGTATAGCTTACAAGATTAGCTAATTTGATAACGCTATCTCTACGTTCAGCAGTATCGATAAAGTTTTCACGGGTATTTAAGTCATTGCGGAATGCAAGACCTTGACCCATAAATGCCATAACGTCAAGTAATGCGATAAATTCTGAACTCTCAATGTAGTCATTGAAGGTCTCAGGATAATAGATGCGTAGATAATCTATGAAACTTTTACGTAATGTCTCATAGTCATAACTACGGAAATCTGCTTGCTGGAACGTTTGGTAAATAGTTTTCCAGTCGTTTACCCCAAATAGTGCTGATTGTCTTGAACTTGTAGCCATAAGTATTCTCTTTTAAGTATTTATCATACTTAAAAACTTGGGTTTTTAAGACTATTGCATGGAAGCAGTATTAGTAGCATTATTAAAAAATACATTTAATAACTGTGCTTGATTGAAGGGTGATACTGCTATTTCTAATTCTAGTAATATTCCGTTTTCTTGAGGGAAGGCTCGTACTGAATTTAATACTAATCTTGGATCTAATCCGGCTATTCTGCGTATTTCGTTTTCTAATTGAAATTGGACATCCGCTGTATTTGGCTCAAAAACAAAACTCCAAAGTGTGGTTCCATAACCGGGTTGTCCTACTTTTTGACCTTGAGGGATATTCAATGCATTTACAAAATCTTGTAGTACCAACGGGGTATCTACTAACATAAACTTATTGCCAATGTTGACTGGATCAATTAATGACCCCGTGCCACCTGCAGGACCAGTAGGCAAATTAGTTGACCTAGGTTCATTTGCTGTTATTGTACTGAATCCAACGTATGAGGGCATAATGTATTTATATATTGTTATGTTGGTGCTGGTTCACCGGTAGCTAAAGTATATTGTTTTCTTTGCAATTCTACTATTTTTTTGTCCAAATCATCCAAATCTTGCTGTGCTGCTATTGATGCAGTTTCAAGTGCTACAATTTGAGGATCACCTTGGGGTAATTTTTGTTTAGCGTCTGCTGCTTTATATCTCGCACTACCGGCAGTTTTTGCTACATCCCAACGTTTATCTTTCAATGTTGCAATCTCTTTTATCACAGCATCTTGTTCTGCTAGAGATGCACTATCAGTATTAATTTTGTTTGGTAATGGTGGGATTCCAGAGAAATTTGGCACTTGAATCTTATTACTACCTAGCATAGAATTAATTTGAGAAGTTAGTTGACTTCTATCAACTGTACCTGTTGCTACTGTAGGTAATTTAATTGGAGAAGAACCGCCTGCATTCATAGCATTCACACTAGCTGACAATGCTGCTGCTGCGGACGGGGGTAATCCGCTAGTAGCTAATGCAGATAATGGTACTTTTTTAGTCTTTTCTATATTCTGTGTTATTGCAGTACTTTCTACACTTGCTGTAGATACCCCAGTATTGACTGTACTACTTAAAGGTCCTGCTGCCAATGAAGCAACTGTGCTTGCTGCGGCTTTTGGTTTTGATATATTATTCATCGCAACCGCAGATGCATTTCTAATTACTGCTCCCCATGGCCCAAGTCCTGGAATTGAACTTATTGAATTGACTGCTATGTTTCCAATAGTTTTAGGATTGACTTGATTTCCTGTAACTGCTGCACCAATAGTCACAGCAGCAATAGCAGCTAAACCACCAGGTAATGCTCCTACACCACTACCTCCGCCATTTCTTCTATTCGTCGGGCTTCCAGCAAGTATTGCAGCATTGATGCTTGAAGTAACCAATGCGCTTACTTGTCCTTGAGATACTTTCTTTCCACTTGCTACAGTAGTAGTCAATCCAATACTTTGTGCTATCAATGCTGCGGTTGCTGAATTAATTCTTTTGCCGCCATTAGCAGCACCAATTTGTGCTACTGACCCAACTAACCCATTGATTTGACCTTGTGTAATACTTTTGCCACTAGTTAGTGTTTGTGCTAATCCTATACTTTGTGTTATCAATGAATTAGGTAGTGCATTTTTACCCTGAGTAGAATTTAATGCTCCAACAATTGTACCAATTTGTCCAGCATTGAGATTTTTTCCACTGGACAATGTTTGTCCTATACCAATACTTGCTGTCAACAACGATGCTGTTTGTCTTGCACCTGCACTTGTGCCACCTGTTGCTGCTCCAATTGAACCAATCAATGAACCAATTTGACCTTGACTTAGATTCTTGCCATTGGTTAATGTTTGTGTTATTCCAATACCTTGTTTTAATAAACCAGCAGTAGCACCACTGATTGCGCTATTCTTTCCACCACTTGCTAATGCTGTAACAGTTGATAATAACAATGCGCTAGTTTGTGGACTCATTCCACTTGCCGCAGCTTTAGCAGTTTTTAAATTAGAAGTTAATGCACTTGTGCCCGGCATTGTTTGTAATGCTGCTACTTGTGATGCTGGCAATGCTGCAATTTCTTCTGCTACTGCTTGGTCTTCTGAATTTTTAGCTGCGATAGCTGTTAAATTTTGCGGAACATTTGCTTGTAATGGTTTAAATGATTTTGTTATTGCTCCAAACGCTGATGCAGTCAAACTTCTTGTTGATGCTACTGCTCCAGCAGCGCCAACAGCAATCGCCGGTCCTAATCCTGCAAGAGATGTAGATATTGAACTTAATCCCCCCGCATTTGTAGAAAGATTTGATGCAAAATTTCCTGAAGCGATAGCAGAAGCTACATTACCCCCTGCACCTTTTAATGAGTCTGCTAGTCCACCTGGGGTTGCTGGAAGAGTAAGATCAGGGGGAACTCCCTTTGCTGCGTCTGCTAATGCACCTAATCCAGATGAACCTAATGACGCTGCTGCACTAGATGTAACTCCTGATGCATTTTTTATAAAATCTACTGTTGGTGCGACACCTACTGTAGCAGCGGCATTTACTACTCCTGCAATAGAGCCGGGTGCTTCTTTACCCGTAATTACACCTGCGGTAGTTAGTGCTGTTTGTGCTTGCTGTAATGTTGCAGCTTTAGCAACTACTTGTGCTCCTGTATTTTGTACAAATGTTTCTAGATTTTCTGCTCCAGGTTTGCCTGTGAACATACTAGCTGGCATTGCAGTAGCAACATTAGCACCACCCTGCACTAGGCTTGTTGCTAGTGCAGCCGACCCCGGTTTTATGACCATTGCAGCTTCCATTTGCTGTGGAGTCATTGCCATTTTACCTACTGCTGCATTAGTTTCACCGGTTGCATCTTCTACTACTCCTGTACCATTTGCAACTACTTCAGGTGCTGCTGCTGATGCATCTACTGCTGCTGCGCTGACCATTGCAGTTGAAACACTTGTATCTAAACTTTCGCTTACTGCTGGGACAGGAGGAACAGTTGAAGCCAATGCAGCGTTAGTTGAAGTTACCGGCGCAACTGCTGTCGCTTGATTTGCGTTCTCAAGTGCAGGACTTTCTTGTGCAGGTAAATTATCCGCCGGTGAAGATGATACACTTACATCTACCCCTTGTCCTGCATTTGCCCATGGCATATGTGCAGGTGCTCTTGTAACTATTGATTTTAGTGATGCAGGCGAAGCAGCAAATCCTACTTTAGGATCATTTAGTGTATCAGTATGTGCTATTTGTGTTATCAATGGAACTTCATTTGGTGTTACTGAAGTAGAGCCTGTATTAAGATTAACTTTAATTCCGTTAACAAACATAGTTCCACCTGATGCATATGATCCTTCGCCCCCGGCACTCATACTCATTGAACCATTAACTTTTATAGTATAAGTTCCCAATGTATATCCACTAAAATTACTACCTGCTCTCCATCCAATATTGGTAGCAGCATTGATGTTTATGTTATCTGCTGCTATGTTTAAATCTTTTTTAGCATTGATGTTTATATTATTATCAGCATGTAAGTTTAAATCACCTTGCGTTCTAACATTAACACTATTCATTGCAAAAACATCAACTGTACCTTCTGTTCCTAACTCAACGTAGCTTTGTCCATTGCTGTGAATAATCTGTAATGTTTGTCCATCATCACTCATCAATATTTGATGACCTTGAATTGTTCTTATTCTTACTAATTGATCTTTGCCATATATGTCACCGTCATCCATGACAATACTATGTCCACCGCGGCGTGATATAACTTGTAATGCTTCTAATGAACCTTCGCTACCTTTTTCTAATACATCTTCATCTTTGTATCCACCTTGATAGATAGGTCTACCCGGTGTACTAACTCCCCATCCTACACGAGATGGACTTTCACGTAATGCGCTACTGCTAATTGGACCTCTTATTGGATCCCTAAGCAAGCCTTGTTGTTGATAAATGCCTGCTGCATAACTGTGTACTGGTCGTGCTTCATTTAAGAAGTTTTCACTATCAGTAATACTTTTGTTATTAGTGTTTAAATTAGATGTTGGTAATTTAGGTGAGCCGCCCGTTTGCTCTGCTTCACCTTTATTTGGTACAATATGATCTGATGAACCAATAGCAGGAATCATTTGTAATAATTCTGGTTCTAATATACCACCTATATAGTATCCATAGTTTGAATCACCGTTCAAAAATATACAAACTACTTTACTTCCAATGTCAGGTGGACTAAACCACATTCCATATGAACTTGGATTAGTTTCATAAGTACCATAGTCTGCTGCATCGCTTCCTGCGGTTGCAGGAGTACTACCAAAGAAAGGACTCATATAGTTTACAGTAGTCCAATTTGAGTCATCATCAGGGTCGGCTCCACCAAAGTCAGCAATGTAGACATCTATTCTGCCGGCACGAGTATCATCAATATTGTTTTTTACAATTCCAACCACTGGCAAATCACGTAAGACTCCGCCGCCTGCGTCTGGTTTACTTCTTTTGTTTTGTCCCTTAGGACTAAAATTATTCTCTGCCATAGTAATTATTTAATATTTTTGTTTACAACTTAATTCTTCTGATAGGAATAGTAGTTCCAGCATCATCATTCTGTACACCTTGTTTGTTAAGTATTGTTTGATCTTGCACTGGTTTAATGACCGGTGCTACATTATTGTTTGATGTTAATGGTTTATTAACTCCTAGATTTTTTACAACTTCTGCGCTAGCAACACTTTTAACTGTTGTGCCTTGTCCAGTCGTAGTAGGTGCTGTACCAGTTGTAACACCGCCGCGTTTAGCATTTCCACCTGGTGTAAATCTAGGTGTAGTTGGAGTTGTAGTTCCAGTTCTAGTTTTTACCTGATTGGTTTTGGCTGCGCTAGATGCTGCTGTAGTACCTGCACCTGAGTTAGTAGTGGGCACTGTTTTTACTTGACTAAATGCTGCAAAAGGAGACTGAGCATCTGTTTGTCTTTCGTTGACTTCATCTTTTGGATCATCCGCAAATGCTCCCGGAAAACCTACCAAGTCTTGAGTGAATGTTCCTTTACTAAACTTGCTTGTCACAGACTTTAACATTAATGCTATACCGCCACCTCTTTCATTTATTTTCTTTTGAATATATTTTGGATGAGGATAAATGTTTACAGAATCATTTATATTCATAATTCCTTTATTATTATCATAATCAGTTGGTTCTCTGAAATTAATTTCAACGAACACTTGACCGCCATTTGGACTTACTGTATATTCGTCGGTACCGTAAAATTTATTGTATAAGGTAGAGATACTACTAGCAGCTGGTTGCATTAGAAAATCAGGATCACCTAAAATAGTCATATTAGTTTCAGCCCATGCACCAGGATCATATAAACTAGAAATATATGAGTTTTGTGTTTCTAAATTATAGTTAGGTCTACCTTGAATCGACTGCCCGGTTGGTTGCCCAACAACAACCGGTATATCAAATGTGCCAGCAGTTGCAGTTGGTGCAACTCCTGCACCCTCAATTGCTACATTAAAAAATGCATTATTAAATGTTTGTTCAAATTTTAATACTTCGGTATTTTTACCTGTATGCCAATATTCATATCTTTTATGTGGACCATAATATGGTGTTGTTTTTCCAGAGTATGCACTGACTGTCACAGGAGTACTGTATGGTTGAATAATGAAATTAGTTTTAAAGACAAAATCATTTTGTTTTTTATCCCAGGCTTTAATTACCACTTCTGCGCTAAGATTATACCATCTAACCTCTACTGACTTATCTGAATTATCAGTAACCGACGGTGAACCATCGGTTTTAGTATTATTATCTGTGTCAGTTCTTATAACAAGATTTAATGCATCTTCTAAAAATGAACTTTGTTTAACTATTTCATCTACTCCTTGTATAATAGGGATACCTTTACCTAAACTAATTGTTTTTAAATTTGTATTTGGTTTACTTGATGCTTGAGCAGTTACTGCATTAGATTCTGCTGTGCTAGTAGCAGTAGTTGTGGGAGTACGTCTTTTATCTACATCACTTGGACTTATTATTGTTGCTTTTCCTATTGCATCAAATGAATCTCCTAACCATGAGATGTTCCATTCATTAGCGTATTCTATTTCTTTATTGTTTAATCTTTTTTGTTGTTCTCTATTCAATGTAGTTAATAATCCTAATGATCCTGCTGATTCGCCTGAGGTACTACTAGCCATATTAGATTCGCCTGGTTTACTAGTATTTGTTAAACCACTTCCTCCCAGTAATGCATCATATACTGTTTTACCTGATACACTAGCACCAGACCAAACTATACCTCTCTTAGTACCAAAGACTTCAGATCCCGGTACTGACTTAGCTTCACAATTATATGTAACTGATTGTCCACCTAACTTAAAGTCCATTTTAGAAAGAATGATATCAAAATACCTTTCATACAATCCAAGACCAGTGCCTATGTCATTTCCATTACTATCTTTGATACTTGCTGGATCAATTATGTTACCATTAACATCGTACCCTAAAAATCTTATTCCTAAAATATAAAATTGCTTAATTGGGTTTGATATATCTTCATAACCGGGAGTTGAACAAAGATTTTTTAATTCTGCTTGTGCTTTTTTTAATCTTGTAAGAAAAGAAAATCCATATGGTTCAGTTATTTTAAAAGTAATATCAGTTATATTAGTAGCACTTTGTGTTTCTTTTGCGCTAATAGCTTGAGTGATTGTTAAATCATCTATATAAAAATCTAAATCAAATCCCGGTGCTCGTTGATTTGGTCCACTGTTGTTGATACCACCGCTTTGAGCAATCAAATATGCAGCACCTTTTCTAATTGTATTAGTTGAGGTAGAAGAAGATGCCGGTGGTGAACCTGATGATCTAGTTGGTGAATTATTACTAGTTTGAACATCTCTTGCAGATTGCTCATTAGCTTGTATTACAGCTTCTTGTCCACCTGCTAAATTATTAATAGCATTGATATCTCTTCTACCACTAGCAATAAATGCTTCATACGCATCTGGAGTTATCATATACAACGAAATTTGGTAAGTATAGCTTGAAAAATTACCTAAAGGGTTTTTCCATCTTTTACCTGGCTCATCTTTTATATTTGGCTTTGCTTCTTCAGTAT